TGGCCCCGGCGGGGTAGGTAAACCTCTTGTTGGTGAGCTCTTGGAGGAAGACTTTGTAGCCAACGTCCTTGGAATGCGCGGAGAAGATGAACGGGATAACCGTAATGTCGTCACCGTCCAGCTCGGCTGCCAGGCGGGAGTAAATGGGGTCTCCCTTACCGGTCGCATCTATAATGATGGTGCTGACCCGGTAATTCCTCAGGAAGGACAAAATCTGTGGGTGCTGTGCCTCATGGTCATCGCCATGAAGCTCAAGCCAGTTGTAAACGTGGATTGGGTACCGGGTGTCTTTTCCGAAATCTACACCACCATCCCAGAAGACTTTTCCAACGGTCACCACAGTCGAAAAGGTCTTTCCAACGTCGATTGCGGCCACGATGCCGGGGGTGGTGCTGTCATTGGTGACCATCTGAGGTGGCCGGGTGAAAGTGAGTTTCCTCTTTCGCTGGCCGGCACCTCGCTCCAAAACAAGGGCGTCGTTGGCAGAGATGATTCCGCATTCCCTCAGCATATCATCATTCACGAACATCCCGCGCTCCAAGAGCCAGATGAGCCGGTACTTCATCTTGAATTCGTCGGAATCCTCACCGAGACGCTTTTTTTCCTTCTCCAAAAACTTTTTGTACCGAGGGTTACACGCCTGGGCTACTCGGTAGTCGAATTCAAAGTGGTTCCTCTCCCTAGAGGAAGCGAGGCCCGCCTCAATATCCTGCCGTTTGTTTCTCTTGCAGGCTTCGTAAAATTCCGATTTTTCCCTGCTGGGAGTCCCAATTTTGACAATAGTGGCGGCCGTGTTGTGAACGACTATGTTATTCGCAATAAAGTTGTGCGCTGGGTCCGGCATCTCTATATCGTAAACTCGATGCAGCCCGGAGACCCCCATAGAAACGACTCTCTCCCATACCAAGTCGTTATCCAGTTCCTTGGCTACCCTATTAGAACCAGAGCCTACAATAATAGACGCCACTCTCTTACTTCTTCTAAAAGACAAAACCTTTTCTGCAAGAAGTAGCGCGTCTCGCTTTCTCTCTACAAGCAGTGGAATATCCGTACAGAACCTGAGGACGCTATCCTTATCTCGGGTATCTAACTTATAGTAAACGCTGCCTTTTTTCGCGAACCCGTTCCCGTTTGAAACAAGTTCCCTCAGTGTACTCTGTATCCCAAACTTAATCAGCAAATGTGATACTTCCTCTAGTATCGCTCTATTCGCTTGAGAAAGTGACACGTCAACTCTTCTATTGGTGACGTTGACGGTCCCGTCGGTGTCATACAAACCCCCCAAAAATGCGGCTACCTCTTCCTTTGGGCAAGTCCATACGTTTGAAGGAACCCTCTTCTTATCTTTTGTTTGCCCATAAATACTGGCAGCTCTCAACAAATTTATCGCCGGATTTTTGCCCTTCGAAGAACCTTCGCCGGAAAAAGCGGGGCTACATCCGGAGTGGTATGAGCCGTCACCCACGAGCATCCCTAGAATTCGGGCTTCGTCTAAGCCTATAGGCTGATTTCCGAAGAAAGGGACAGACCGTGGAACTGCAATCTGGTTTCCGACCCGAATATTTTGAAGCTTCTCCCACTTTGGCAACCTCGGATACTCCCGGGGTTTCAAAATAACTGGATGGTCAAGAGTACCTGTTATCTTTTTCCCAGAACTAAGTGTCATCGTAACGCACTCTTGAAGTCCACTGTCTATTTTTCTTACTGGAGTGTTCTTCATGAAATGCAGCGTCTCTGAGAAACACCCGGTGGGTGCAATAGGCATCTCGTCCAACCTGACCACCCGCCCATCCGATAAAGGAACTAAAGCATCGCCTGTTATGCAAGCTGCCCCCATTGGGTGAATTGATTCCCTGATTTTCTGGGATGAAATGTCCTGGGTTTCTTCCAAAAGAATCAGGTGGTAGGTTTTTCCTTCGATGGAGGTCTGGGGGGAGGCGGTTCCGCAGTCAACGAAAGACCCGTTGGGTAGAACCATGTTCTTGCTCTCCACCAAAAGGTCTATGTTGATGTCTGGGTCCAAAAGGGCATTTGCTGATTCCGGGGAGTAAAGACGCTGCTTCATTCGGCCCCACATAATTCCGGCCTGGAGGTAGTTGGGGGCATAGATACCGCACCACAACCCCTTCTTGAACTTGGTTATCCGGGGGTCGTGGGGAAGGGCTTTCGCTAGAAGAGGAAGAAGAACCATGAGTCCGCACACGATTACCGCGCAGGTCTCCGTTTTTCCACACTGTCTAGCGAATAATGCGGTTATCTCATCTGCGTCTTCTACCAAAAGCGAATAACATACACGCCAGCCGAACTCAAGCTCATAATGAAAGAGCTCTACACCCGTCATGGATTGGGAAAAGGCCAGAATGAAATCTGCCAGGTCCTTCATTTCGCTGTCAGTGAGTTCTCTCTGTGGAATGCCGGAGAGGTCCTTTACGGCCTCCTCAGCCTTCCGTGTAACTTCGTCAATAACGCGTTTTTCTTCTTTATCAGTTGCCATGAACTGACATTAACACTGCGATGTCAACTTTGACCAGGGATTTTTAGATGTCGCTGCGGATGGCAGCTTTGGCGGCGGAGCGAGCTTTGCGGGAAAAGTAACGGCGGGTAGATGCCTTCGAGGCTGTGTTTTTGAAGTAATCCTTGCCACCCTCGGAGGTCTTGCGACCAGCTTCCTTGATGTCGGCAACATCGGGATACTCAATGCAGAGTTTTCGGGGGCAATCCATAGGGTTTCATTCAGTACCTCCTTCTTTTAATCAGTCGACAGTCCAGACACCTTTTTCATCACAAAAAACAACGAGACCGGAAGGGTGCCGCCACAATCCAGCGTACTTTTCCAGAGGGGTAAACCCCAACTCTTCCGGAGTCTTTTTGTCGAGGTTAAGTTTGTCAAGGATTTGAAGAATCTTTTCTTTCGTAGTCATGGTGTACTCCAGGAGTCAGTCAGGTACTCCCTGCCTGACTCAGAATGTTAGAATTATTTAGTTGAATTCCCACACGCCGTTCACTCGGCACACCAACAAACCATCAGGTGTAACCCACACCCCAACCATTCCATGGGCAGGGAACACTCCGAGATTTTCGGGGTTTACACCAGAATTCAGCAAATCAAGGACAGTAAGGAAGTGGTAGGTGTACTCGGCCATGACTTTTCTCCAGGTTTGAAAAGAAACAATTTCGTTCCAGTTCATATATAGAGTATATAGCTTACTGCGGTTTTGTCAACCCGCCTCGTGGTTATATTATGAAATCTTCCCTAGAGGATGAGTGAAGTTCTTGGTCATGTCGGAAATCTCTATCAAGGCACGAAGCCTCTCTCGAAGCTCCATGGATTTCTTTAAAAGGAGGTCATCCAGTCGGAAAAATGCCTCCGCTATCTCCGGGTCATGCTCCAGGGATAGGTACCGCACGGATTCGTCCAGAATGTGCTTCCGAGTCTCTCCCAGCAAATACTGTTTGCGGATTTCAACCGCCTTTTCATCTCCTCGAATAACGTAGACCATGGCTGCCCCCTGGGGTGTTGGTGTTAATTAAGTATGGTGCGAAACACAAAATAGTCAAGTTATTTCTCAATGATTTCAGTCACTTACAGCACAACCTTCTACATACGGGAAGGCATCAGACTTCGATTTCCCTCGGGTTACCGTCGAGGCACGACTTGGGGGTATTGGGTAGGGGCCCATACTCGTAAGGACTGGCGGACTGGGGGCGTTCCTGCGATTGTTCCTGCGAAACACTACTCAAGAACGGGGTTGGCTTTTTTCTGTATACTTCAACACCGCAGCTTATACTTTCCCACTGTAGGATACGGTAGCACACTCGGTTACACGTATGGAACTCGGTCACAGGTAAGGAACTCTGACCTACTGTAAGTAACCTGACACACTTTACCACACTGTGTGTACTCGGTTACACCGTGGCATACCTCGTACACCCGGTTACATGTAGAACAGTGTGTGCAGCTGTAGTTCACTGTGATGAACTTCATTCAATGTGCGCAACTGTGGGAAACCTGTTACATCTTGGCACATCTGTCCACACTGTAGGCAATTGGTTACACCGGGCCACACTGTGTTCAAGTGTGTTGAACTAGGGAACGCTGTAGGCATCTTCATTTAAGGTGCGCATCTTGGTTACATCCGGACACACTGTAGGCAACTCGTAACAACGTAGGACACCGGGGCACAGTGTGTGTACCCCGGTGTGTTTGTAGGAAAGGTGTGAAAGGTGGTTATTCGTGCAAGGAGTAGCCACCAGTCACTTTTACGACAGCGGACATTTTGAGTCCTTTTGACTTTGCCGCCAATTCAGCGGCTTTTTTAGAAGTGAAAACTTCGGGCACGTAGGGGTCAGCTAACTTCAGGGGAGCGGGTTTTTCCACGGGCGCTTCAGCCTCTTCGTTAGGATTGATGTGGATTCGGGCCTTCTTCGCAGGCTTCACCACAAGGGGTTCTGCTTCGATGGACTCGTCCGTCTTCGCGGTTTTGGGGGCTTTAGAGGCATTTACTTTTACCACGATTTCCTCGACCAGTTCAAAGCAGGTAACCGGGAACACGGCGGCGGAACCAACGATGCCGGCCGCCAGGGCTTCTTTTACAGCAAGCTTGGAAGAGGCTTCGGCCACTTTGGTGTCGGTCGTCCATCTATAGACACCCACTTTTCCACTTTCTGCGTGGTGTGTTATTACCGCTGCGACGAAAGGTTTTTTGGATTTCTTTTGAAATTTCTGCCCAAATCCCTCCGTTTCACAGAGGAACACTGCCATAGAGGCCGTGGTATCAGCAGCGGGGGCTTCGGTCATGGCGTTGGTGTTTTCTACGGTGGTGTTTTCGGTTGTCATGGCAGTGACTCCTTGAACGCGTTTTGCGTTCGGTTTTGAAACAAAACGTTTTGTTTTGTTTCATATGTATAGAGTATATAGCTTGCTGCGGTTTTGTCAACACTGCTTTGTCGATTATTTTTTTGCTTTGTGTCGTTTTTTCTAGGGAAGAAATCGCTTCGTAAGGTCGCTTTTGGGCATAAATCTCGGCTTCATTTACTGGTTCAATACCGTCATTTCCCTGGGCGAGCATCGAGGCATTACTTGGGGATATTGGGGTAGGGTCCGTCCCATTGGATGCTTTGGCGACTGGGATTCAATACTCGTGTGCTTTACCTCTGTCGGTAGTGTCAAACACCGTCCTAGCTTGGCAACTTTTAGGGTCGCTTTTCCAGCTTTTAAACTTGTCAAGAAATTCTTTGGTCCCGAAATGTCGATTTTCAGGTTTAGTAATTGTCAAGAAAACTTTATGTGCCGTATGTCGTTTTCTTTGGGCTTTATCAGCTTTTAAAAGTGTCAAGAAAACTTTATTCGCTTTGTGTCGTTTTCTTTTGGCTTTTTCAGGTTTAGTAATTGTCAAGAAAATCCGCATGGCCGTGGTGTCGATTTCTGTAGCTTATGCAGCTTTTTACACTGTCAAGAAAACTTTAGACGCCGTATGTCGATTTCTTTGGCTTTTACATCTTTGAAAGTAGTCAAGGGAAAATAATATTTGCTGCGGTCGATTTCAAGGCTTTCGTAAAGTCAAGAAAATCGACAGGTAGGCCGTCGATTTTTTTGGGCTTGGGTCACAAGGGGGGGGGGAATCAGGGGCGCTGGCGTCGGAATAGAACCAAGGTCTGGCCGGTAGGTAGGTGGGTGTATAGAAACTCATACCAAACGCCGCTTCGGTGTTTCCACCGCTCGCATTCGGCATCGGCGGCTTTTAGCACGTCAATTGTTTTATTGGCGTACACATAGCCGTTTTCCCGAAGCCAAGAACGGCACCACAAAAACTCTGCTTTGGTCATACGGAGCAGAGTGTCCGCCGGGATGAAGCCGTGCTTTTTCAAGTCACGGTCATTCAAGCCGCCATTTTTCAGTGTTTCGGTGGCCATTGGTTATTTAACCAACGTCCAAACGTCGTCATGGGAGCAATGGCAAAGGTCGTTGTCAGGGGACAACCAAAGACCAGAACGGGTGTGTGGTGCGCGCTGAAAACCGAGTGCGAAGGGGTGGCAATCGTCACGGTTGAGAACGGCCAAAGCGGTTGTGAGTTCCATTTCAGGAACAAAGGCCAGGGTGTTGGTGTTGGTGTTTTGATACACCAAAGAGTCGTCACAGAGGAACAGCGAGTGTTCCTCGTCGGTCGCTAAATGTCTAAATTCAGTCATGGCTTTGTCCAATCGTTTGAAACAAAACGTTTTGTTTTGTTTCATATGTATAGAGTATATAGCCGAGAAAGGTTTTGTCAACACACAAAAGCGCGGCTTCGTGTCGATTTCTAACAAATATTTCAGTGTTCATTTTTAATAGTCGTTGTGTTCATTAATACATCATTTCCTAGAGAAGTGTGGGTGCTTTCCATTGCGTTTGGGTGCGGTCATCGCGTCGGGTTTTGTCAGCCACAAGGGTATCACAAGGCGATTGCTAGGGGTTGCCGTCCAACAACGTGTAGGGATATTCAATCGCTTTTCATGCGATTTACACAGGGGTGGCCGTCGTCAGGCTGCATGCACAGTTTTCACGCCCGTGTGAATCTTTATAGCACACCACCGCCAGCTTGGAAAACTTGAGGGTCGGAACGGCTCGGGTTGGCATGGCTTTTGATTTGGGTTGCTTGGGTACAGCTTGGCATGGTTTTTATTTTGGGAAATAAATCCTCAGCTTGGCATGGTTTGTGGCGAGGGGTGGGTGCTTTTAGTTGGCATGGTTTGTGGTTTGGGTGCTTCACGCACAGTGTAGGACAAGTGGGATAGGGTATCAGGTAGGGTACAGGGTAGGACAGTGGGGACAAAGTGGTCAAAAGTGGTCAACCGAATTTTCTAAATTTTGGGTCAAAAAAAGTGGTATCGCCAAGGGTTCAAAAGTTGCCTTTTTGGGTTTTGGCCAAAAAAGTGCCAAATAACGTTAGGGAATAGAGGGAATGGTGGCACGTTAGCCGAATATGCACATTCATAGTGTGTGGGTATAGGGGGGTGATTCGTGTGGGATAGGGTAGGGGTAGGGGTTACAGCAGAACACATAGGGTCACATAGGGTTACATGTAGCAGAGTGTAATAAAGGTGGGTGCATGTATACGCTGTGGGTACCTGTGGTTACATAAGGGTACCTGTGGGGGTATGTAATAAAGGTGGGTGTATGTGTACAGTGTGGGTACCTGTGCATACATGTAAACAGACGTAAACAGAGGTACTAAGCTGTTGACAAAGTGGGATAAGCGAATACACTGTGGGTCAAGTAAGTGACTGTAATATGGCTAAGTGCTGGGAATCGTTCAGGAAAGTGAACCGGTCCGATAAGAGGAGGGACTGTGGGGTGAGGTGGGAGAGCGGTATACCTAGGGAGGAATAGATTCCTCTCATAGTAGTGGGTACATAGCAGCTATTACTTCCTATAGTATTAATGGGTAGTTACAGTACTTATACTACTGTTCAGAAGGTTCTCTTTCCGCGCGATTTTCTCTGTTAGTCATGAATGGTCACTTTAACCTACTCTTCTGTTGTCATGGTAGAAGACTCTTTCTCATTCCTGTTTTCTTCCGCTTTTTTGGAGGGCATTTTCTTCTTCCGCGCCTCCTTCACTCCAACCACCAATTTCTTCTTCATCTTGTCGGGTAAGGCATCCCACGGAATAACCGAATCAAAGTACATCCCCTGGGTTACCGTCCACCTCTCCCGCGCCTTTTTGATGTCCTTGTAGTTCTCTGTAGAAGGCCCACTAGACCTCGATAAGGGTACACCAGTGTAAATTGCCCTGAATGCGGGTTCCTCCTGGCCGGCCCTCTCCATCGCTTTCTCTAAAGCTCGGTAAACGCCAGAACAGTATTCTTCATCCCCAGCCGCCTCTTTTCGCGAAATTAAGCTCAATAATGACTCATGGAGATAGAGAATCCCATCCTGACGACCCTTAATGTAACTCGGACCGTCAATCTTATCGGGTACACCCCTCCGGCAATCTTCATCCTTAACCAGATACCCATCACCCGTTAAAAGAAGACACCCCGGTGCCCTCTGCACTAAAGCACCCCTTCCTTAACCTCGTGGTGGAGTTTGCAATAGGCTTTCCCCCTATCAGTACGATAAAA